TCTTTTAAACGTAGGTCATTAACGTAAGTTGCCATTTATGCTACCTCTTTCCAATCTGGTGTTTGACTGTCATCAATAGTTGACCAGCCTGGTGTCTGACTGTCATCAATACTTGCCCAATTCGCTGTCTGGCTATCATCAATAAGCCCCCAAACATTAACAGTGCCTGTTGATCCTGTTGCGCTAACTCCTGTTGGGAATACATTCGCATCTCCATCAAACGTAACCGCTCCAACAGATCCGACCATTTCTGACGGAGAGTCAACCTCAATCGTATTACTTGTGATCGGGGTGACGCTTCCAAGCCCTGTTGTTCCTGCCACGCCTGTGACAGAGACTGTCGCCGTCCCTGTAACCGTAACTGATCCCAGAGTCCCTGAGCCTGCCACGCCAGTGACCGAAGCACTTGCGTCAATCGAAACTGTAACAGACCCAAGCGTTCCCGTACCGGCAACGCCGGTAACACTGACATCTGACGTACCCGTGACCGTAGTCGAACCAAGAGTACCAGTGCCTGATACGCCAGATACACCAGCACCCGCAACACCGGATACAAAAACTGAACCAAGAGTCCCTGTTCCCGCAACTCCTGTAACGCCGACATCTGCACCTGTCGTAATCGAGACTGTGCCAACAGCCCCTGTTGCTCCAGGTACTGCTTCGCCATTACCCCACGTTCCGTCACCCCATCCATGAGAGGACGAATTCCATCCGCTAAATGCAACTTTGACATCAGCCACACGTCATATCCTAAGCGATCCTAGGCGATCCGAATAATTGCGTTACTAGCATCCGCTGCTGGGAACTGGATAGTAAAATCACCACTTGTCGATGTCTTATCTGCACCAAAGTCTAACGCACACACTGCTCTGTTAGCTGTTCCTGCGGTGGTAGAAGAGTTATAAATTAACGCTCCTCTTGCAGTAATCGAGCTACTAGAAAACGTGCTATCAGCAAAGTCTGTAAGCGCCGTAGTGCCTGAAGTCGTAGGATCGACATTAGTCAGCGTATTGCCGCCGGCAGTATATCCCGTACCAGATACTTCATTAGTTGTTGCATACGCAGTAGTAGATGCAGACAACGTTGCACTGCTAGTATACAAAGCAATTTTAAACGTATTGCCCGTACCTGTAGTGGTAGTCGTTCCTCCACCGCTGCCGTTATGAAAATTGTGTATTCCTTGAAGTAATTCAGACTTAAAAGAAGTACACATCGCTGTTGTAATAGCCATTACAGTCTCCTTAATATATCCGCAATGTCTGAATGACCTTGCTGAATAAATTCGTTAATAAGCGTTGTTCTATCGCTTTTAATCGCTTGTTGAATAATACCTAAAATTACATGATAAATGCGACTCTTAAAAGCTTCTGCTTGTTGCCTAACAATAGGGTCAACAGAATCAGATATACCAACTATTTGCTCTACAGCCCTCTCTGCGAGCTCTTCAGGAGATAGTCCTCGATTTTGTGTTGTCTTAACTACAACATCCCCTGCTCTTGATTCAACTGCTATCTCAAACATAATTAATTTTATCTCGCAATGTCATATCTGAATTCATCCCTAGCACCGTAACCTTCTCCAAGCCTCTTCAATGCAGCTGTTGCAGAAACAAACCTTTGTTCGTATTGAGCGACTTCTTCTGGAACTTTTAAGAAGGTAGCGGCTTCAACTAGGGTTCCATATAACAATGCATCAGGTGCGTTGGTAGATAACCAAGTTGTTCCGCTGTCAGCCCCTGCGGTTAGTGATGCGGGTCTGTGTTTGTAATGCAATTCAAAGGTGTAGTTACTGTCTGGAGTTGGGGCCAGGATAAAAGTGTTTTCATCAAACACTGCATAATATTTTGGAAGTCCTGTTGTTGCAGAATTAGGAGTGTAGTCCCTGACAAACGACACATGCTTAAACAATAGATAACTGTAAACATTGCTTGATATTACAGCCAAACTGTAAGGAGAAAGAAAATCGGTTGGGGTAGATAGGTAAGTGTTACTCGCAGTTGATGTGCCAGTTACATTCTTCCTGAAGTCTGGAAGCTCAACATTTTTTAGTATTCGCTCTTCCGCTTCCTGTATGAATGTAGTCAACTGTGTATCGAAAGTGCTTTCTGATGTTTCGCAGTAATCTTTTACAGCTGTTTTTAAAGTTGATAGTGTCCAAGTCATTTTTTATTAAGGTGTGTTAGCTGTCCAGCCCATCGCGCTGTGGTTAGTACAATAATAGTATAATGTCGGTGCGCCAGAAGCTACGGTTATTTGTGTGTAAGCGCCCGAGCTACCTGGCGTCCCGTTTGTTGTAACTCCTGTAGTGTATTCTGATCCACCACCATGGGTTCCATTTGCTGTGGTAGAAAACCGTAAGGGGTGTCCACTGTTGCTAGAATCACTTTGATCAAACCTATATGTGCTTCCCTCAGACAAGCTCAAAGTCACGTCAGCTGTAGCTGTTGATCCGTCTATTGCGAATTTATTTGTTGATCCTACATTGTAGTATGGATGGTTAGAGGGGTTGCCTCCAACAACAGTAATTGTGTAAGTTGTAACATTTGAAGTTACTGTTACTGTTCCAAGCGAAGCTGTACTTGCTACACCTGTCACTTCCACATCAACTTCTGTGTTCGTAGTAACTGAAACACTGCCCACTCTCGCGGTAGCACTAACGCCGTCTGGTGTAGCTATATTAGCAGGTACGTTTTGAGTTGTTGTTACTGTGCCTATTTCCCCTGTAGCTGCATCCATGCTAAACGCAGAACCAATACTATCGCCAGTTGTGGTCATCATCGAATTAGCATCGATGGTCCTGACAACGCCTTCTCCAGCTACAAGAGATGAAGGAACTTGAGTTCTTGGGTTGCGTAATGCTTCTGGGTCAGCGACATGAGGGACTGGGTCAAGCTGAGGTTCTTTAGGTTCATAACATTCAGAACAAACAAAGAATCCAGTCCATTCTTTTCTTAACTGAGTGTATTTATACCTGAACCCACATCTGTCGCATATGGCAAGTGAGTGTTTGCCTGTAGCATAAGCCATTAGGCTATCCTAGATCTAAGACCAGGAGATATTGTAAGTGATGCTCTGCTTTGATCTTGATCTGCTGCTCTAGCAAATTCTTCTTCATAGAACCCTTTGAGCATGGCCACTCGATCAGGAGCTTTCTTTAATGCTATGTAATATGACAATCCAGCAGCTAAACAAGGGTAAAACCTAAAAGGCATGTCCACTGTGTTAGCACCAGCATCTGCATCCTCAATCCTAACCAATCGATTTATGATTAATTGATCAGTACTATTTTCGGAAGCAGGCCATATGTAAAGCCTGGGAGTTATTTGTTTATCCAAGAACCACTGGGTTGGCCTGGCTTCTGTATCTTTGCTGGGTATATTCCAATACTCAGATCTTCCAATCTGATTCATTTGAATGTCAGTTGTTTCGTTGTTTTCAGTTCTTCTTACAATGACATCTAACACATCAATTGTTGTTGCTGTTAGATCAATGAATTGATCAGACTTGGATAACGTAGTAGCCGTATTGGTAATCGTCCACTGATTCAAGCCTCTATTAGCCCAGTCAGCAAACAACAGATTCAAAGAACGCCGAGCGGTGATGCCATCGTATCCTGTTCGATACTCAAGACCACACCGCTCAAACGCTTCTTCTATGTACTCCGCAACGTCTGGTTCAAAGTCTCTAGACCCTGATGTCGCCATAATTTTTTCCTATGAAAAAAAGACAGTTACACGGTCTACATTAGTGACATCTGCAAATACACCATTAGAAGCAAAAACACCCTGGTCTGGTATGTTCAATGTTTCGTTGGTGTTAGCGTTAACTCCAAGAGTTAATAATGCAGTCCCGCTGGCTGCACTAGCGTTATCATAAAAGATAACAGAGCCATCAGAACTACCGCCAGCAATGATCAACCCTCGCAGTCTGCAAGGGTGATCCACTAATGCTCCATCAGCCGTAACTGTTGCAGTTTTTACATCGTTGCCCGTGATACGAGTAGCCATATCAATTTGCTCCTATATTAAGCGTCAGCAAAAGGAGTAACTAAAGTACCAGAACCTAGTATCAAACCTTCTACTGCGTATTTAGCACTTGCTATTGCAGTCACTCGTATGATGCTTCCTGCCAAACCGCCTTTTGTAGAGCCGTTCTGGGTAATAACATCGTTAGATGCGCCAGATATAAAGGTCTTGCCTGTTGCGTCATCGACACCAGTATAAATGCCACCAACAAACTTGTCAGTGCCATCAGTTAAAATATCCATGTCAGTAGCAGCAGTTACAACTATAAAAGTGAACTGAGCTCCTAGATTGGCTGTTTGGTTGGGATCTCCCTTGTCAGTGGGTTCCGTTACAACAATGCTTGGAAGAGTGAACTTACCATCTGCATCATTACAAAGTAACGGTCTTCCAGCGTGGGCAGCGACAGTAAGAGTGGTATCAGCAGTCAAGCTAACAACTCCGTTGTATCCTGCGCTAATAACGCCAGACAAGGATCGAATTGGGCCAGTAAAAGTTGTCTGAGCCATCAGGTTTCCTCCTTACGAAAGGTTTCGCCCTAGAGTCTTCGTAAGCGTCTGCTGGGCCAGTCGCTAGGGCTAGTG